ACACAAAGACCGTCCCATTTTTTCTAAATTGTTAATCATGAAATCAAACTATACTCCACAACGTTTAGGAAACCATTTTTTGATTTTCCATTGTCTAAAATTTCTTACATTTTTGTAATTGGTAGTCCTATCCTATCAAATCATCATCTGGATCAGATTCACTTTCATTGTAGTCGTCAGCTTGCACATCATCAGGATTTCTTCCTATGCTTGAATATAGGTCTCTCATGTATATTTTATTTCTCGTCATGCATCTCCCTGTTTCAAGGCATCTCCTAATGTCCTTTATACCGCACTTTAAGATTAGTACATTGACAAAGTCATCCATTAAGGGGTGTGATATGGTAGTTAGCTCAGACACTTCTTTGTAGTGCGCAGGCCCGAATAAGTCAATGTCACTTATATCAAATGATTCACTCTCATATGATGCTGGCTCTTCTGCCTCCATCATTCTGACAGCCTCATTGAAGTCTTCCTTAGCCATGTCCTCTATCATTAGATCAACGATCGAATCAACATCTATTATTGATCTTCCTTCAGAAAAATTTGGTAGAGCTGAATAGATAGTACCTACCTTTGTTCTCAGCGAGTTCTCAGTGCATAGCTGCACTATCTTAGAAAGTCTTTCATTATCGATATGATCTCTCACTATCACTCCATTGCACAATTCCAAAACCTTATGCACGAAGGCAAAAGGCAAAGATTGGCAGCTTGCCCATGACGAGCTAGGCTCTTTTGAAAAGTGCTTCTTTAATCTACAGACTGAGTCATCCGGGCTTCTAAAAATGCTAGAACTTAGATCCCCATCGTGAGCTGTGTACGTCAATATATGAATATCTCGACCACCATTTTTCAGAAACAGATTCATGGTACATTTTCTTATTTTGAATTTGATATCATCACTGGTTACAGACCTAAAGTCTGTCATTCGACTGCTGGTTACATAGACGGGACATCCAAATGGTTTGTCTTGCGTGAATGCTCTAAAGTCATGGAGCCAGAATCTGGCACCACGGCGACATCGTTTTGACATGTCCACATCATTCTTTACCCCAACATCTTCACACCAAGATCTAATACTCCTGCACACCTCCCATATGCCAATTCTGCCATCAAAAGAGACTTCTACAACCTGGGGCGGGAGACCCAACTTATTGTCTATCTCTATCTGTATTTGGGAACCATCCATGACTCCTCGCCAGACGCCACGGCCATAATAAGCAACTTTCCCAGATACTTCTTTGCTCTTTTGGGGTATAATAAAACCACCTATTGTCCCTGCTCCTATAGACTCAATCTGATTCATTATATCAGGGTCACTGTTCACAAAATTCTGAAATATTGCTAACTGATTTGTTCTTGTTCTTCCATCTGACTCTCTGATGCCAATGACTTCAGACTCACTTAGAATTTTGTAGCACAAATCAAGTTTTGTTTGCACTGAGTATGGGCCTTGTAGTGTGCAAAACAAAAAATGCTTTAAGACCTCCACTGAAAAGGCTCTTGTGGCTGAGCTAATATCTTCAAAATCACGGAGGAAGCCAATTTTTGTGAAATTGTCTCTAATAACTAAAGAGATCTTGCTTGAGCCTGACCTTTTCTTGACAGGTGCTCCAGTGACACGCACAGTCCTAGGCTTGCTTTCCATTCTGGAGAAGAAGTTCCTGATCTGAACATGATTTGAGAGTGGTGACTTTTCAAGTGTTGCCGCAGGCGTATCTGTCAACCATGTGATTATAGTCTTCAACTTCGACCATTCATTCTCAAATCCCGTTGAGCCAATCTTACTTTTCATTGTGCCAAACCATTTATCCGAAACCATGTATTCTGCAGGCGTCTTCAGATTTTGATGCCCTTCAAACACTGTGATCTTGGTCTGGGTGTTTTCTTTGTGACTGACTCTCTGTGCAACCTGAATTTGGCATCTATCATGCACTATGCAGTCCAGCTGCTGTAGATCGTCAATGTTTGGAAACAAGAACAGGATATCTTCCATTGTTAATTCAAGATTGTTCTCGAAACCATCATAAGCCATCATCTTCTGTAACAAACTATACTTGCTTGACTCCATGATACTGAATTCTTGTTTGTTTGAGTCCTGAAATATGGATGCTGATAAGAAATAGACTGAGGATGCCATGACCTTTGCAACTGCATTGCCTGTAGACAGAGAAGACACAACACCTGGGCTATGGACTTTCTCAGCTATCCTTAACATTATTTCCTCTGATGTTCTGGGTGCTCGGTACAATACTGAGGGATTCTCATTTATCAACTCAATCCAGTTGTCAGGAATGTTCAGTCTTGATCTTAATTTCAGGTACTTTTGTCTAGATCCCCATTTTAGTGATGAACTCAATATTATTGCACCTCCTGGGCTTACACTGCAGGCCTCCAACTGCTCATCCTCACTTGCAGATCTTACTTTCTTCATGAAGTAAGCATAAAGACGTTTTAATGATGTTCTTGTTATTGCCTTGTAGAGGTTAAACCTGAAACCTCCTAAACCAGCACAGTATGGGTTGTCAAGCAAGAAGAAACCCAATCCAGGGTCTTTCCACTTTGCTATAGCTTTCTTAAATTCTGAGAACAGAGAACTAACACCCATGCCCATTAGCATGTAGTGCAAGGTACACTGAGCATGTTGTATGCTATATGCCAAAGAGAAGGATCCACCACCCTCTGTGACTGCAGTCATTAGGTTGGATGCTTCTTCTTGTCTTGCCACCAATGTCTCAACTTCCGGCAAGCTGCAACTAGCTGCTATCCATCTTATAGTTGGCCTAACGTGCTGTGAATGGAAGAAGAATTCTGAATTATATTCCATAACAAAGTCAGTGTTCGACGTAGATTTCTCTGAGGGGTATATAGCTAAATAAACCCCTAAATTCTTCTTCATGCGAAAACAGATAGCTGCTGCCATTTTACACCTCATTATTGTGGGCTCATCTTTGGCTGGGAAACTTAAAAGCATGCTGCTGTCATCGGAACCCTGCATCATGTCACACACCATTGAGTACGACATCTCAGGATGGACTTTCATGTTAAATATCCTGAAAGTAAGTGATCTCACAAATTCTTGATGTAGGGTGTGCAATAGTGATGAAGTGAAATGCAGTATTCCCTGCATCATTCCTGTCTTTGTTTTGATAAAGGTCTTTCCTGGGTCCATCCAAGTCTGCGGGACCTCTCCATGGTATGCCTTAAATAGATCCTGAACAAACTGATCCTCCACCTTAAGTTCCATGTGACTGTCAAGTATCCTAAGATATTGGAGGTTCATCATCATGTACTTGTTTGTAAACATTGAGCAGCCCCTGATGATGATCGGCCACCACTTTGAATGTGTAAACTCACAGAGCATTAATGCAAACTTCGTCACAAAGTGTCCTTGATTCCACTTTCTCGCATCATCAGATGTTGCACAGGTCCAAACTGGCCCTTTACAGTGTTTTCTAGCTCTTAAACCATGGCTTTCAGGAATCTTCATTTTGTTGTTAGGGTTGCATAATGTGTCAGAAGGGAAGAACCTACCTATACTTCTAGCAATAGTTTCTATCAAACTCTGAACAATCCTCTCTTCAGCTCCCAAGACATATATCTCGCGCAGTCCACCATGTTGCTGTTTCTTAAAAAGGCAAATGTGCATACAGCCTCTAGCCTCTACAGCATTCATGCAGTCATTAAATGCATGAATAGCCAGAGTCTTGCCGTCCTTGGCGATCTCTGACATACGGACTAGCACTTTCTCCCTGGTATAGTTTTTATCCTTTACATCCTTGTACTCATACCATGACTCGTTGAAATTACTGGTGGCCTTTAGAGTTGCTAGCCTTTCCAAACTCAGAGATGCAACTTCTCGAGTTATCTGTCTATCAATCTGCTCCATGAAGTTCTGTCCATACATTCGTTTTAACAAATCCTTGCCATGCAGGATACTCTGTTTTAAGTAACTTCTACTAAACTCATGCATCTTAGGATCTTCTGGGTCAGCCATCCCCAAATATTTATCATCTTCTGGGCAAAGATGTTCTAATTCAATGATCTTTTTGTACATCTTTGATAATGATGAGGGTTCGGTTTCTTCTTCTTTATTCTTAAAGTAGCCATTATAACAAGCACTTATGACTGCTTGCAAAGATCTCACATCATTGCCAGAGAGAGGATTGAACAGACCACTCCAGCTAATCTGGCCATTTCTTTTTGATAGCAAGAAGGGAGACTCAGATATCCTCTTCATTGATTTTATCACTCTCCAGAATAAGAAGACCTGTAACTCTGACCTCAGTACTCCAGGAACCTTATTGAGCATCTTGTGTGGCTTGGGTAGCTCTGGCTGTGAAACAAACCCTTCCATCACTATGTACCTCTGTATTGTCTGCAGCTCTTCAGTCACAGCTTTATCTTCTAACAATGTTAATAGAGATAGTTTTATCATGAAAGAAGCTTCTTTTACACCAGGGCTTCTGTCGGTTGCAAGGAGCTTTGTCGAGTCCCAAATGGCATAGTTGAATGCCTCTATCCAGAAGTTTGATGAACATTCCATTAGTGAGCTGCACTTGCAGAGATTCGTCAGCTTGCTAAGCTTGTAGGATATAAAATCTGTGATGAACAGATCACCTGCATCAATGTATGATTTAAATACATTTCCAGTCTCAATGTCCATCGTGTGATAAGCTTTGATCAACCCAAATGATACAAAAATGTGACTTTTAGAAGATGTGGGTCTCACTGCCATTATCAAAGGTGAGTTAAGTAGCCTTTTTATTATAAACTGCCCTGGTTTCACATGCTGCTTTACAGATGCTGATAATTCTGCTCCTATGAGACTCACCATCTGACACCATGACCCAAAGGGGGTGTGTAGCATTTTTAGATGATTATTCAATATTTCATTTGGGCCTTGGTCTCTCGTCATTGTTGGTTGATGAATTGCCTGTGCCATCATTCTTAGCTCAAAGTCCTCAGCAAGAGGACAGAACAAGTCATCATTTGTCTCAAATATTTTACTACTGTCTCCGTACAGGAAATTTTCTAACCTTGAGATGTCATGTTGGATAGAGAAGGCCTTTTTACTCCTCATCCTGGACTCTTTGACCGATGCCAAATCCTTCATCTTTTTCCCACCTATCCCTAGAGTTGCCAGGTACTCATCTTCCTCAGAAGATAAATTAAGTTTCACTCTGTGGTACTTATTCTTCTGTTCAGCTCTTGGTATGTCTCCAGACAACGCATACTGCAACTCAGCTTCTGGATCATCATACATTCTATCAATCTCCTCTAATTGTGCAGAGCTTATAACATGTCTCCAGAATCTTGCCATTGGATGCTCACCATCCACTTTTAAAACTTTTAAAATAGACAAACCCTTTCCCTCCTCAGCATCCGTGAACACCCAGGGAGGAATCTGAATTGTTGACTTGGAATCAAATGGGTCCCTCAACTCTTCTTCTCTATCAAATGCTTTGAGAAACTCATTAATTCTGATATCACACTCAGATCTATTTAAAAATCTCCTATCTTCTGCAGTGAGACCTTCTTGAAAAAAAGATGATTTCAGTAGATCAGACTGAGATCTCTCGAGTTCTTTAGATATTATATGACTCATGTAGTTCTCATCAGGTGGAGACACATGGAAGTTGTCGAATACTGCCTTTTTAAACATTGGGAATGTTTTCTCTGTTTTATCCCAGTCCAGGTCTATAAAGGATAAAGTGCCTAACAGTTCTCGCTCTGATTTAGACAAATCTGAGTCATCATCTGTCAATTCTGGACATATCTTGCGTGATTCTTCATGTATACTGAGCGCCATCCTGTATCTAAAGACCAGCTCATTGACTTCTTCTTGATTCATTGTCATATTGGTCCATAACCCATCTCTATGGACAGCAATGACATACAATGAAACTGGTGCATTTCTTGATCTGTTCTCACATGCAATCTGGTACTTTGCAAATTTATCCTTTGCAGCATTTAGGCAACCTCTCTCACTCCCTCTAAAAGTGGTGAACTCTACAACAATGTACGACCCTGATGTTGTTTCTACAATCATGTCTGGACTTAGATGATCGTAACCGTCTCCTACTATGCCAAACTTGGAAGAGAGCTTAACATCAGTAGAATCAGCTATATGACCAAAAGTAATGTCATGAACCATGTTCATCAGATTCTTCTCTGGTATCTCTATCACAGAGGTAAGAGAAGATCCCACAGTAGAATTGGGGTTCAATGAATCAAGGTTTAAGTCAATAACAATCTTGTTAGACGACCTCTCCACAAGAAATGTGGGCAAATCTGCATTTAGTAAATCATGGTCACTATGACGTAATTCAGGCTTAAAAAAGCCTTCATTGTTGATGGTTTGTTTTCGTAGTAAAGATTCCATTGTAATTGGGACTTCTTTGTGT